GTATAAATTTGCGTCCATCCATGTTGTGCAATCCATTCCAAAAGCTTGGCAAACGGTTCTCCCATCTGCGCCCGGTCACGCAGCTTGCAGCAGCCGTGAATCTCTAGATGCCTGCCCTTTGGAATCAGTTGGACCAGCACCTTGTCATTAAGAAGAACAAGTCCTTCCATGTTGCCAATGTCTGTAACGTAGAATCCCCATGGAACAGATACACTGGAATGCTGCAAAATCTCTAATGCTCTCGCTTTGGTGGGTATCGTGACAGACTCTGGCCTGCCGGATAGCATTTTACCTAAACGAGAATCCATCCTTGCGTCCTGTCGCCGCCGATCTGGGAAAGCATTTTACGGTATTCAATCAATCCTGCAGTGCCTGCCGAGTTGATATACAGTTGATACTGCCTCGCCTCAACTACGCCTTCAGGTGATCCAGATCCGACAATGGGAATGCTCAGAGAAGCATCGAGAGTCCACGTTCTGAAGGCTTGAGCCATTTTACCAGAATCATCAACGATTGGCTGTCCCGCATTGAGCAATGGCGTTATCATTTCGCGCCCCCAATAATTTCAGCATTAAGCTGAAGTATTGCAGGTTTTACCGCATCAGTTAAAGTGAACCGAAATATCTCAAACCGTGAAACGCGCCCATTTCTGCGCCAGATCACACGTCTATCATATTCGCCAATCTTTCCAATAGCCCTGGCCCGAGCGTCTGACCACGTTTTGCCGTCATGACTCCTGTCCATCGTAATCACAGGATCAACCACGTCCGTGTTGCCAACTCCTGACTCTACCGTTAACTCAATTGATGGAACAAATATAGCTTTTAGATTGTTCTGAAACGGCTGGCTCGCCACGCGCCTGATAATTGCGCTGCCATACTCGGTGTAAACTAAAGGATCAATTCTGCCAATCCTGCCATCTACCGAGTCCCCGCACAGTATCTGATTGTACGCTTTGCAAATTGCTGTCACACGGCATTTGCTTAGTTCGCCTTCAGTGATTGATTTTCTTTCGTGCCATCGCTTAGAGGTGAGATCGAATACCAGCGTAGTCGTTGGAAGTGTAAACCCAATGAAGTACGCCCCGTTCTGCGAATACGCCCATGCCGAGATTGACTGAAGCTGGGTCAGCGTTAAATTCTGAAGCAGGTTATCTATCGGCGTGCTGCTTATCTTTGCCGTATCGTTTCCTGAGAGCGCCCAGATGGATGGCCCTTCATTCTCTCCGCCGCCCACCCATACGAATGTGTCTTGCGCGTTGATGAGGCTGTACGGGGCATAAACGCCCTTCTGCAAGAACAGCCCAGTGCGCTGGAAAGGAAAGTCAGTGCCGCCAACATTTTGAAACGCCTCAATGGTCTGGGAACCGGAGATGAATAGCTGGTTCTTGAACACAATCGGAGCCACCGTAACGTCTGGGTCTGATTCTGCGGTGCCGTAGTCGAGCGCGTTATAGCTCAATCCGTCATTAGGTGCCGAACAAATGAACTTTTTTGTGTCGGTTGTGCAGACAAAGTACGAATCAATGAACACCACAAATTGAGGATTGCCGTTCGCATCGAAGTCGCCGTCTGTAATCTGAGCAAATACGTTGGTGACGTGGTTGTAGATGTAGCCGTTGCCACCCGGCACCAGCACCATCAATTGCGTTCCGTTGTCGGCCATCGATACCAACGCAGTGCCGGAGATTGCGCCCAATGACGTGAGGCTGTAACTTGCCACGCCAAGCGTAATCGTTTGGACTATTTTGTATAAAGTATCACCGTTAACCGCATAGGCAATGCCAGCCATTTCGTGCATGCCTCGATTCTGCTCCTCAATCGTGCCAGACGTTACAAGCTGAAAAAGCCCAGGGGTGCCAAACAGGTTTTCAGAAGCAAGCGCAGGAGCCTCGCTGATGTTCACATACCAATTCAAGCACTCCTGTGCGCTCAACGGCAAAGAAGGGCTGACGTAAAATCCATTGGTAATCGGAAGTGATGGCATTAAAGGGCACTCAAAACAGCATTAATCACAGTAATATCGTCAGTCGTGGATTCATTCCTAACAAATATCTCAACGTAATCGTTTGTGGCTAAAATCAAGTTAGTAAACGTGGCAATGGATCGAGGAAGCCCAGAGGAAACGGTGTCGCTCATTTTGCTTGCTGCAATAACAACACCATTTAAGGCGATGTATATTGACAGCTTATGGTTAGTCCCTGTGGCGACATCCAGCGTGACCAGTGCGTTGACAATGTGTCTCCCGGATATCGTTGTATGCGTAAGCCTGCCCGCAGTGGTGCCGGAATATCCCGACACGTCCCCAACAGTAAACGTCCCTGCAGCAACAACAGGCGTTGCGGTTGCGGTAATTACAGTGGCCGTCGAATTGCCCTGCATCGTCACCGTTCCGTAACTCTCCTCTTGCGACGACGTGATGACCACCCTGGTTCCGACTGTCGCCACGCTTATGCCTGTGCCTGCCTCAATAGAGACCACCGTGGGGCTTGGATCGCCAGCATCCTGAATTAAAGGCTCGCCAACAGAATCAACGGTAAAATTGTGCGCTATGGCTATGCCGTTTTCTACACTGACGTTGATAGAAATACCCGCACCAGCTTCAAGGTTGCGGATGTAATTGACAGTCCCCTGAACGTCTAGCACTGGAGTGCCGGTAACGTCACCATCTTGCTCAATCGTGCCGGTTACACCCAAGCCGCTGATGAAATTGGCGTAAGTGATCTTGTAGTTGTAGCCGTTGTAGAAGAAACCGAAATAAGAGCCTGGCGTTATGCTCGTTAGCGCCTCAAAGTCAGATTGTCTGACGCCGTAGGTACGTTCAACCATTTGTGCTTATCTCCAGTGCAATCCCGCCGTTAGCCTCTGCCAACACCAATTGCTCGCTCTCAGGGTAGAAGTGCAGCCCATTACCAAATCGATTGTCTTCATTGCCAGAGCCAACAGGAAGCGTTGACGGCAGACTTGTAGGCGTGATGTATTGCCCAAGCTGACGCATCGCCTGCATCCCCTCACGCGCCGTTGCAGCAAGCTCCAAAGAAACAGTACCGCCGTAATACGGGACCGACTGAAATGCCATGTTTGCAATCAGGCCAGTTAATGCGCCAGGCGGAATCGTTACCTCGTCAGCCAGTCCCGAAACAGCCGTATATCCCAGATTAATGCCCTTGGCCGCAAGGCTGGACATATAGTTGTTCATCGCAAAAATGAAGTCTTGATACTCGTCAGCCTCTAAAGGAGCCTCTGACGCCTGTACCAAAATCGCCTGCAGTGAAGCTTTTGCTACCTGGGCAACGGTTGCCATTTATTCTGCCTCTTTGACTTTCGGCGGCCTGCCTCTGCGCTTTTCTGCGTCATCATGTGCCGGATATGCTTTAGGCTTCCAGCCCAGACTTGCAGCAACTTCGTAGCTGCTGATGTCTACGCTGACTTCCACGCCGCTTGGTTTAATCCAAATGCTTGTTGCCATTGTTATGCCTGCTGATTGTTACCGGGGAAAGGCCAGGGGAGGCCGAAGCCCCCCCCCCGTCACTATTATACGCCGAAGCCCTGCCCGGCCATGCTTGGGTTAAAGCAGGCGTAAGCAGGGAGCAAGTCAAAGCGGATCTGCTGTGAGTTTGCGTTGCCGTCAGAGTACTTGCTGATGCGGATGCTCATACCGTCAGAGGTAGTCGCAACAGTGTCAGTGGAGTACAGCTTGGGCAGCTTGACCGTGCCCATGCCAAAAGCCTGTTTCGTATAGAACAGGTTAGGCTGGTACAGCGTTGCAGTGGCTGACACTATTGTGATTACGGCTCCGTTAACAGGCGCTGCAGTCACAGTATTGTACTGACCAGTGGCTTCGTAGATCGCCGGACCAGCCACTACCAGCGTGCCCTCTCCAGATGCGCCAAGGGTCACGTCAGCAGTCACAACGCCAGTCCATGCTACGTTGGTGCCGGTGGCACTAACCATCGCCTGGCGAGTTGACTGATTGAGTCGGTTGACGTTTGCAATCGTTACCAGCTCGCCAGCCTTCACAACCATGTTTGCCTGAAACGCAGTGACGGCCAGAGATTGGGTCATTGTGTCCTTTGCAGTAACGTAGGTTGCATCGGGCGCCGCAGTCAAAGTGCCAGCGCGGTCTGCGCCAGAGCTTGACGTAAAGCTTGCCAGAGTCGTTGCGCTCAGAGCACGCAGGCCACCGAAGTTTGTGCTGATCTGGGCCTTCTCCCACGCTGTACGAATCAAGCTATCAACGGAGTTAAGGCCGGACTGAGCACTTGCCAGGCCAGCTACCGTGAAGGGGTTCATCAGGTAGTAGCGGTCTGATGCAGGGTTAATGCCGATTGAGTCCATGAACGCACCAGCGCCAGCAACGTCAGACCACGCATCTACTGCAGTGCCGTGCGTACCGTAACGCAGAGAGCTGTTTTTCAGCATGAAGGATGCGAAGTCCAGCTCCAGGTCAGTCACAATGCGCCGAGCCATTGGTGCCAAGATGTCTTCCAGTTGATCCAGTTGCAGAGCCTCTTCCACGTTGCCCCATTCGGTAGCGGCGGTGAAGTAATTCTGGACAGTACCAGTTGCCTTGCCGGAGATAATGGAAGATTTCGTAGAGGAGGAGATGTCACCGCCAGAGGTGCGGATCGTGTTGTAGTCATGCGGACGCTTGAAGTCCACAGTGCTACCACTTGAAGGATTGAACTTGTCAGCAAGGAGCTGAGTGTCAACTGTCTTTGTGATAACGCGAGAATTCTCGAAAGCATCAAGAAACACTCGCGCTACCTTGCGGGTTACGTTACTACTGAGATTATTAGCCATTCAGTTCACCTATTCAAATGTTGCTCCCTTCGGCCCTTTCGGTTTGACCTGTGCGCTAGATGGCATGGGTCGTCGAACTGGATCAGGAGCGTGAGTATATTTGGGTTTCAGGGCAACAGCTTTCTGCTTGATTAGTGTCGCAATCCTGACTGCGGCCATAGTTGGATGTAGATGTCTCAATGCGTCCAATTCAGTGACGTTTTGAGATAGATACTTGGTGATTAGCGGTCCGTGGTCATCTTCTAAAATGTACTGCACCAGCGAATCATCAATTCCAAACTGTCCGACAATCGATCCTGCGGCTTGAAGCTCCTCTGCTTTTACGCCTAAGGTTTTTGCCCTTTGCGCGTAGCTTTGCACCTTCTCTGCCAAGATTTCTTGCTGCTTTTGTTCTGCCTCCTGAGCCAACTGCCTTTGCTGATGATTCAGCATTTGCATTTGGGTGTCATAAGCAGAAGCGGATATAAGAGCCTGCTCCCTGTGCATGATCTGCCGCTTGTACTCATCATCTGAGACTGCGAACGGGTCAGGCAGAGCTGGCACTAATGGCCGCGACCGAGTTTGTGGCTGCTCAAATTCTTCTAGCCGCTTTCGGAGCTGCTCGGCTTCTCGCTCTTTTTCACGGAGCTTGAACACCTTCTTTCCAATTGCGTCATCGAAAACCTTTTGCTGCGCCTCGGTGAAGATAGGTTTATCGTGAGTCCCCTCACTATCCTCTGACGATTCGGAATCATCATCGACATCAGTATCAACGTCGGTCTGATCTTCAGCCTCCTGTGTCTCGATTGGCTCCTGATTTTCGTCGTCGGGAGAATCATCAAAATCATAGTCTGCTGGTTGCGTCATAATTTGCCCTTATAGGTGAGATGCCCAGAATGGTCTGGTGGCCTGTGTACAATTTAGCACTATTGGTCAGAAGTCACAACAAGTTGCAAAATTTGCTAATCTGCTTTGCGCTTTGACATATCCAGAGTGCCTTCTAGTGGATTCATATTTAGCCCCCGAACGGATTGAATGCGCTGGCCATCTTCAATTGGTTGTCAATCTGCTTACCCTGCATGGCCACGCCTTCAGTCTGAATTCTGGCTCCAGCCTCTTGCGCCTTGATCTGGGTGTTCATGCGCTGAGTTTGAGCGTTGAAAGCATCCAGTTGCTGAGTAGCCTGATCTGCCTGCATCTGCATCTGAACCTTCTGCGCCTCAAGCTGGATCTTGGCGGTATCAAGCTGCAGCCTCTGCACCTCGACCTGCGCCCTCATCTGTTCAGCCTGAGCTTTAGCCATCTCTGCCTGAGCCAGTACCATTGCCGGGTCTTGCTGCTGCTCCTGACCCTGTGCGCTCTGGGCCAACTGCGCCTTTTCTTCCTCGGTCATCTGAGTCTGCGGTATCAATCCCTGAGACATCATCTGCAGCCGCTTGCGCTCACCAATCTGCGTTGCTGCGCTGGTCGGAATCGCGTTGAGCAAGATGTCGCCAGCCATGCCAATAATTGACGGATCGACCTTGGCAATCTCAATGATGGTCTCGATGGTCTCCTGCTGACGATTACGGAATGATGGCCCTGCTCGACAGGCGACAGAGTATTGGCCCTTAGTCAAATCGTTAAGGGTAACAACCTCACCCGTCTGCTGGTCAATGATCGGTTCGTTTAGAACCTGCATCTCAGTGCTGCCATCCTCGTAAAGCAGGCGAACAGTGCGCTGGGCGTCGTAGACCTTCGGGATAGCCTTGACCAGAATGTCACCAGTTGCGGATATTGCCGCTTCCAGTGCTCGGAAATACTTTATCGTGCCGTTGTCGCCCTTGGCCTGAAGACTCTCAATTGCCACGCCTGACTGCAAGCCAGGGTTATCACCCATCGAAGCAGCGAACATCCCAGCCGTCTGGCCTATGATCTGACGCATTGACTCGGATATGGTGCGAAGACCTGGGTTAACCTGAGCACCACCCTGCTGCATCGGAGCGCCAGGGTTCTCTGGGTCCACGTTGTAGAACTGGACCGGATCTGAGTTGGTGTTCAGCGTTGCCAGTGCGTCCTCATGCCCAGCCGCTTGCGTCAGGGTCATCCAGTAT